TACTGGCGTGTCTTTTCTTAAAACTACGTGACCTAGCTGTATCACCTTTATCACCCGATACACCCTGTTGACCAAATCGTATAGTTTTAACTTTGTCACCTTCTTTTGCTACTACAATATGTGACTTGGTTTTGTGATTAGGTGTACGTTTAGGTTTGTTGTATCCCTCTACACCAGCACGTTTTAATCTAGGGTCTTTTTCTTTCGGCATTACATACCTAGAGTAATCATTAATTCATTGTACTTTTCTATTTCCCGCGCACGTTTTTCTTCGGCTGGCATTGTAGGATTATCTGCTGTTTCTGCAGCTACCATGTCTCGCGCTAATTCTAACAAACTGTCTTGTTGTGCTGTTGTTTTTGCACTGTTATAAGCTGATGGGGCTTCTGCTATTGGAAACGCATCATTTAAAATATTATCCATGCCACCGCCTACAGCAAAAGGGTTTGTTGTTGGCTCACCCATACCTTCTATAGCCATCATCGCCATTTCTGGGTAATAACCAGTTACTGGATTTTGCCTGGGCATTGGTTTTTTGGTTGCTTGCATTGGTGCGCCATATCCAACACTTTCACCCATATCACGACCTACGGCTGCATTAAGAAGATTGCCCAGAAAACTTAATAGTCCACCACCTTCATATTGACCACCACGCGCCATAGGGCCACCACCATCAAACATATCATTTACATCACGATATTGACCAAATGATCCTGACATTAATCCACCACGAAAAGGCATGTTTTTACTACCTACCTTTGCACCAGAAGTTAGACCTGTTCTATCTCTATATTTTTGTGCAGCAGCCTCTCCACGTTGTTTTTCAATGGATTTTGCTGTTTGTTCGTAATATTTTCTGTCCCGATCTTTTAAACCAAGACCCATTTGTAAATCACTAAGCAAGCCCATTATTTTTTCTTTCCACCTTTTTTCTTTCCACCTTTATGGTATCCTGGCATTACTTCTTCCTTTTCTTTGCTGTTTTTTTTGATTGTTTAAACGCTTTATCAGTTGGTGCGCCTTTTGCACCCTTTTTACGCATTTTTTCGCCACTACCAGCTTTTATGCGCTTACGTTTTGCGTGAATGTTGGAATATAAACCACGTTTTGCCATTTATCACCTCACCAGTTGAAGTGACCATAGCACATTAAGCTATGCCACGCAAATTTCTTCTTATGGGTTCGCCCCATTGTTGCACAACACTTTTACCAACTGACATATATCTAAAGCTATCGGCTGCATGTGATGTCCAATCGTGCAAAGGTCTGCCACGCCATGTTTTGTTTTTTTCGTCAAATTCTCTGCGATACTGCCTTAGTGCCTCTATACCACGCGCACATTTTTCTTCATCAAACCAACAACGGTTTATCATTGAACGTGCTGACTGAATACCATCATCAATAGAAAGTTTGGGTGCTATAGAAATATTATTAACTCCTAATGCCCCTAACGTCTCTAATCTGCTTTTACCTGTACCAAGTTCTTTAACCTGAACATCATGTGGTAAAATATGTTCTATGTAATGATAACCTTTTTCATCTAAAACTTTTGCATAATGGTCTAAACCAACACCTGACATTTCGTAGAAATCTATTAAACGTATTTCTTGTCCGACAAATTGTGCAAACCATAATGATGTACTGTCACCTATACCCAAATCCCAAGAAACCGTTACGCCCACACTAGGATCATAAGGCACACTGCTAATTCTTTTGTCCTGTAATGCTTTTTTCATTTCTACTGCGTAATATGCACCACGAATAGCCGCCTCAAAGCTACATTCAAATTCTTGCTCATAGCGATCTTCACCCATCGCATTTTTAGCTTCTTCAAGCTCAACAGTATCTAGAATATCGGTTTCTGATGCACGATACATTTTGCACCACCAATCTTTATGACCTTTGGCATATTCGTACATTTCCCAAAATTCGTTTTTACCTTTGGGTGTTCCTATTATTGTAATCTTACCTTTGCGATCTACTGTAGCTGGCCTAATAACTGTAGGATAGGCTGATGCAGGGAAGTCAGCAAATTCATCAATACATACATGGTCAAAAAATAATCCACGAATAGCATTATAATTGTCTCCACCAAATAATCTAAATCTAGCACCGTTAGGAAAATCTATTCTAAGTTCGCTATGGTTAACTTTTATATGCGGTATATCTCTGGTGTATTCTAACGCATAATCCCACGCTACTGCTTTTGCTTGTGATAAGTATGGCGCAATATAAGCCACCCTTACATTTGGTAAGTTTATATCAAAGCATGATTTAATAAGATCATTTACAGCCGCTACAGTCTTACCAAAACGTCTGTGAGCAACTAATACAGCAAATCGTTCTTTTCTATTATGAAACTCTTTAGCCTGTTCTCTAGGCTTGTAGTTTATCTCTATTGTTTCCATTTGATGACAAACTCATGCTCACCCTGGCTACCACTACCAGTAACTTGCATAGGAAGAACTTTACCCATTAGTGTCATAAAGCTATGAGGGTTTTCTATTGCCTGATGTTCCAGGTAATGCACCATACCTTCTTTTTTGGCTTGCTCTACAAACCTTTGGTCAGCTTTACTAGGATCAGAATATCTTTCATCTACTATAGATTGACCAGCACGTTCTGCTGCTTCAAGGATTGCGTCTTTCAACAATCTGGGTACTTTATTGCCTGTACCTTTTTTTCTACCTGAACCTTCTATCTTAGATTTATGTTCTTCTTTTGTACTCATTTAGTCCGTCCATGCTTGGGTGCGTCTATATATGGTATTATATTCTATATTTAGAAAAAGAAAAGCCCTAGCGGAGCAGTTCAACACTAGGGCTAGTTGAGGCAAACCCCACATTGGGAGGAGTATGGAGCATATCACCCCAATGTCAGTATAACATAAATATCATATTCTATCTATTTTTTCTACGGCTAAGTATTCTTTGTAAGGCTGTAGATCACGTTCTGTTACCAAACCATCACGTACTAATTCATCTGCCATTTTGCCACGAATATAAAACTCACCAACAGGTTCACCTTTTTTTATTCGCTGTGCATTAATTATTTTAGGGTCTGGATGCCAGTTAGGTGATACACTAGGAAGGTCATCAGCCGTAGCTATACTATGTTTTATTGCAGTAACTATATCTGCGCCTTTAGGCCATGTTCTAGACATATGTGCAGCTTTGATTTTAAGTTCTGCGCGACTAAAAGCACCCTCTATAACTTCCCTGGTGGTGTCTGATGGAAAGATTTGATTTACTGCTTTAGCAATAATTTTGATTTCATTTTGCTTTGCATCTTCATCATGCCTAATATGTACTGGCACTGCATAGCTGCTTAGAATATTCTCTAATTCTTTTTTTACTAATTGTATTCTATAATCATAATTCATTTTTGTACCTTTCAAATTAATAACGCTTGTGTAGGCGCAAGCTCACCTATTTTATAATTATCATTGTTACCTTTAGGATAATCAACAATTGGGTAAAGTAGATTGTTTTTTCGCTCCTTCTTCTGTTTTTTGTTACCAATAAAATAAACATACCGATGTTTTCTGGGCCGATCTCTGGTATTATCCTTATCCCATTTCATCTGTCTGCTATGACCAATACCTATGGTTTCTTTTCTTTTCGCTGATAATCCAGTGTAAATAAAGTTTGTTGCTTGATAAATATAACCATGATGATTTGCACTTGTATCAGCATAACTCACAACAACTTTTGGTGTTGGTAACATTTTTAAACATCTTGATACAAAAAATGATGCAAGATTTTTTTTGTTTTCTGTTAAAAATAACCTATTAAGCTCTAACACTTCATCTTTATATTCTCTGCCACAAAGACCCACACAAAGGTCTTTTGATGGTGGACAACCAAAAGTGCAAACACCTTTAAGTTCATTTTCTGAATATAATCCAAATGCAAAAGAAATTGGTGGCAATCGTTTTAAATAATGATTTCTTTTAAGTAATCCATAAACTGTTTGTTTTGGAACTTCTACAACACTGTAATCCATCAGTTTATCTCTCTGATTACTTCACGTATTTTAGCCATCGCCTGTTTATATTCTACACTATCTTTTCCAAACAAACTACCAAAATACCAATCAGGTTCTATAGATTGCCATCCTTTTTCTTCTGCCGTTGCCAAAGCATCTTCTGGGCTACCATCAGCAATAAAAATTAATCTTAACTTGTTTGCTAATCTTTGCGCTGCGGTAACAGTTAAGGGTTTCTTAATTTGCTTCCGATATTTAATAAAACTTTCTGCTGCATTATCTTCCACAAGCCATGCAGATAAAATTTCTTTTATATTATTTGGTTCTATGGATGGGTCTATTAATGGTTTGGGTGCATCTCCTGCATGGGTACGGGTGCAGGTGCTGCGTGGGTACGGGTGCATTTCCTGCATGGGTGCAGCTATTGCATGGGGTTCTCTAGTGTTCTGTAATGTTCCGATA